GCATGTAGATGGATCACTCCAATCTCTATCCCATTCTGGATTGTCATCTTTCCACTGACTCCACTCATGAACACTAAGTCTTACTTCTTTTTGTTCACCAGTTTCTTTGTTAATCACTGGGTAAGTCGCCATCGTCTCCCTCCTTTACTTTATTAAATCCAAATGGACCTGCTCCCTTTTCTTCTAATGCTAGCTTCAGTGCAACACCACCAATTGCTTCCATAACTTTAATGACTTGCTCAGGTTTGGCATCCTCACCAAGTTCTTTGGCAACATACCAATACTTAGGCCAAAATGTTTGACCTGCTAATTCATAATCTTCTAACGTTAATAGTTTCATGACCACTCCAGTGCTTCAGCACAAATAGGTAATTCTTTTACAAATACATCGCGACATTGTTGAGCGATATCCATGTGTTCTTTCTGTGTTCCATGAGCAGAACGCAGATCGATATAATGCATCCATGATCGAACTGATCCGCTCATGTAAATTTTGGTGGGAATTGCTAAAGGAAGCACAAAACGCGAACATTCCTTTGCAATCCCTACAGAAAGCATATGCTGATATAGATCCATAGCAGAATCAAAGTGACGCTCGATAGCAATCTCAAGTTCCTGCTTAACAAAAGGATCCACATCATCAATACTATTCTGACGGTTCTTTGTATCTTGGCGGCGAAGATCAAACAAAGGAATCTTATCAGTCAACATAGAACTATCAGCATACCGCTGAGAAAACTCTTGGAATGTGAACGATCTATGCCTCAGGATCTGAGCTGCGATTCCCCGATTAGTTTCAATCTCCAGTGTCATGAACGCTTGTTCAAATACAGACCAGTGATTGTGCTTGATACAATAACTAAGGAGTCCCGATACTTTCGGGTTGTCCTGGTTGTTCGGGTTGCTCACCCTCGCTACGTACCCCATCATCTTCTCCGCTTCTGGGGTGATAGAAACTAGACGGACTGACCCATGTTGTTGCTTCATTCTTGAATCCTTTGCTCATCATTTCACGTTTTTTCTTGAGACCTGCCTTTGCAGCACGTAACTGCAGTCGCATGTAATGGATCTCTTCATCAGTATACATCATCGGATTCTTATCCGCAAGCTTAATCGCTTTCTTTGCTACTTTAATTGTGTCCTTGAACCTCAATGGGTTACCTCCTCTAAGTATTGAAGGAATGCTTCTTCAGCACCCTCTGTTGATTTATTGCCTTGGGATACCCAGTGGTGACAGAATTCGTACAGATGCTTTCCTGTTTTTAATTTCAAGTAGTGTTTCAATTTAATAAACACATCTGCGCGAAGACTCATACGTTCGTCACTGTATCTCCAGTCAGACTCTATGTCCATATATTTATGGGTAATATCAACACATCATAGCACAAAAAAAGGAGGGTCGCAACCCTCCGTGATGATGTTATGCTAAGATTCTCCTACAAATACGTTTACATAATGACTGACCTTCTCGACATTCAATTAAGCATTCATAGTATTCATTAATTGTTTCTAGTTCCTCTTGTGATTGTTTTACAGATGATTCAAAATTTCTCCACTCATGTAATTGATTGAATGGTATTAGATTATGCATGATACACCTCCTTAGTATAGAATAAAACTACATCATAACGAAGAGTTATTTCTTACATCACTAGTCCTCATTTCTATAACTAATTATAAGGGTTTCCTCACATTTTAGCATCCGTAAATATGCTCAAAAATAAATAAGCACAAAAAAAGAAGGGCGTTAACCCTTCTTTTACAAGTTTACAAGTAACTCACTTAATATAAGTTTTACCACGATAGCAGAATGTGCCATGGGTTTCTTTTGATTCGACACAACGTGTAGTATACTCAACACCACGATATGAGGTGTGATTAATCTGTGCGTTGTGAAGTGCAGATGCTTTGTTGATCTGCTTCTTGATCATGTTTAGTGTGTTCATTTGTCAGTCTCCTGAAGTTAGGGTTTTTAATCCCCGTTCCTTCAGTCGTGTGCGTCCCAGAAACACTCAGGTACAGATTCCTTTACGGTCTCTATCAACTCTACCTTAAAAGCATCAGAGATTTTCTCGTTTGCTTTCATCCTCAGCATAATTGCGTCAGCTTGTTGGCAGGTGAGTGATGAATAGAATAATATTTCTAACATGGGATGAACGGCTCCGTTCCGCGACTTACTTGCGTCCCACCCAAGAGTGGGATGAACGTATGGTAATTATACCATACATTATTTATGGCGGCAAGCAGTTTGATTCAGTTTCCAGAGAGATAAAATGCCTCTCCTCTAGCATGGCAAACTCTCTTTACTTGTGCGTCATAGACAGGAACAGTGCCAGCACCCGTGATTAAATTCTTAGCAAAGTCAAATGCTTCTTTATATTTACTAAACTTGTACACATCATTATAAGTTTTAGCAGATACAAGAACGCCATCCTTCCTCCACGTTTTCATCGTATGCCAAACTAGAGGGTCGGATAGTTTACGATAAAAAATACACCAGTTACCTTTTTGATTTGCACTCATTTGCTTTTCTTGTTAGGATTTTGCCAGAGTTTAGGATTAGCTCTACCCTCTGTTTGTTTCATACTAATTACACTATGATACTTGTCCCAGTAATGATCAAATATCTCTGATTGCTTGGAAGATATAACAATGTCATGTTGAACACCACCTTCAACACTATACTCAATGATGTAAGCAGTACATGGTAGTGATGTATCTTTTGCTAATTCAGGATCACAATTTTCATGAAGTAAGTTCAAGAGCGACCTCCCCATTGAATCTGGGGATATGCTTCTTCAACACATTGCTTTGTGATCTTCCAACGCTTACCGATCTTTTTGTCTTTCATTAGACATAGCACTTCTGCTTCTCCTTGATGGAGACCTTCAAGGAGTTGAATGAATAAGGTTTCACGACGACTTTGAGATACATTCGCTCCACCTTTAAAGAAGAGATAGAGTTTACGATACTCATGAACTAGTTTCGTATGCTCTGTCTCTTCAGGTGCTTCATTCTTTTCATAAGGAACATCACCATCAGGAAGCATAGAAATAATGCTCTCATCAAAGTTGGCAATTAGAATTTGCCTGAGTGCTGGAGAGTTATGCTCCACCAAAAGTTTAATTTTTTGTGCCTTAGTCTTAGCGTTGCTTATTTTTTGCAGCACTTCATTCAGTAATAGTTGCATGACCTAATTAATATCATAAGTGTATTTATTCTTCTTCAAGTTCCTCTTCATCTACAAAGCGAACTGATAGAAGTTCTTCGTTGATCCATTGACCGTCTCCATCTAACATTTCTGGATGAATGTTATCTTCTTGCATACGATACATGTATTCATGGAGTTTTTCGTTTGCTGTCCACCCAGCAATCACACCAACACATAAAAATATAAAGGAAACAGTTGCTGAGAAATAAACAATGGTTGCTTGCGTCATTAGTTCAACTCCAAATTAAATTTGCTTGCTGTCCCACAAAAGTTCAAAGTTGAAATAGACTCTTCGCTTTAGTAGGGTAAAAAACCTAGTGATAGCGATACCTTTTGATGGGGGTTTCGCTTCTTCCTTTTCCTCCTTCGCCCCCCGAAGCATGAGTTCTATGCCTCTATTTATTTTAAGATCTTTCACTTTTTATTAGAAGATACTAAATTCTTTTCTACGAAAAATTTAGCAGTCTCTACCAGACCACCAATTTCTTTTCCATCTATAATAACATGAGGAAATGAACTTGCTTCTGGATAATCTACACGAACCTCGTCTCCGCTAGCACATATCTGTTCATCATAATCAGTGATGTTCGCACGTTCAAATAGTTCCTTTAACTTTGTGCAGTAGAAACATCCGGGAGTAGAATAAATTTTAATTTTCATAATTTTTAATGTAAGTAATGAACCCATCCGGTAACGATCATTTTTTCTTCTTCCATTGAAGGAATTCCTCTATGAGTATGTGTCCAATCTGTAGGCCAAATTAAAGTCAAACCTTTTTGTGGTTTAATTTTTAAATTTTGATATAAAAATTCTGTTTCTCCTCCAGATTCGACATCATTTAAGTATGTCATATAAACGAGGTGTCTACAGAGTTGTACTGGATCCATGATAGATCTTTCACTGTGGTAAATTTTATACCCACCACCTTTCTTATAGTGCTGAATGTTATGTCCTTCTCTAAAACCAATTTTAGAGTTGGGCATTGCTTCAGCATATTTATCCAGATAAGCATCAACCACTTCAATTAAAGTATTGAAATAATTTTTCCATTTCACATTTGTAATAGAACAAAATGCGGGAACACAAAGATCAGTAGAGTCTTTAATATCTGGATCAACACGATTACCAGAAACTACACCAGGAAGTTTTTCCAATTCTGTTGTGGTATTAAAAAAGTCAACAACATCATCACAAACGTCTGGAGGAATTGTCCATCCACCAATAAAGGAATTGAATGGCAAATCATATTCAGGATATTTATTCATTTATCTTTAACAATTCCAATAACCCAAGACATCATACCATACGGTGTGTCAGAAATCAAGGTCTGAGTTAGTTCTGCTACATCTGGTGGCACAACTAAACAGAATCCAATACCACAGTTGAATACATTACGCATCTCTTCCTCAGCAATGTCTCCTGCCTCCTGGATCTTGGTAAAGAGTTCTGGTCTCTCCCAAGCAGAATAGTCAACGTCAACTGTAAGACCCTTTGGAAGGCATCGTGGGAGGTTCTCAGGCAGTCCTCCACCTGTGATGTGTGCCATGCCTAGGATAGGAACTTCATCCAACAGGTGCTGGATCAGACGAGCATAGATGGTAGTTGGAACCAACAGCTCGGGCATCTCCTTATAGAAAATATAATTTCTCCACAGCATATCATTGACCAGTGTGTATCCATTACTATGAAGACCACTACTCTCAATACCTATGACTACATCACCAGGTCTGATGTTACTGCCATCAACAACGTCATTCTTTTCTACAATACCAGTACAGAAACCAGCAAGGTCATAATCATGTGCCCTGAAATGCTCTGCTGTTTCTCCACCCAACAATTCCATACCTGCCATAGCACAACCAGTGGCAACTCCATACGCAATGTCACTCACATTAGCATCAAGTGTTTTGGTAGAAATATAATCTAGAAAATATAATGGTTTAGCACCAGAACATATAACGTCATTGACGCACATAGCAACGAGATCCTGACCAATAGTGGTGTAATCATTAGCAATCCTACAGATATTAATTTTAGTTCCAACACCATCAGCACCAGATACCAACACAGGTTTCTCATATCCTGATGGGATCTCCATCATTCCACTGAACCCACCAATACTAGGTGCCAATACTTTTAGATACTCTACAAAGGAACGTCCCTTGATGATGTCAACGCCAGAAGTTTTGTAGTCCATTAGTCTCTTCCTAAGCGAATGTATAATGTAATAAGTGATTGTGAGATAAGGTCACAAGAATAGGTGAATCCAATCTTGTCTTCCTTATCCCAGTG